ATCACGCTGCACGTTCTCGGAGCCCCCACCACGGTCATGATGGAATTGATTCAACGGGGCTTCATCGTGCCGAAGCCAATGGGGGTCCGGATCAACGTGGTTCTTGGACCCGATTCCGGTGGCGCGATCTTCGCGCTTGATGACCCGACGGCCGGCCTCGACGCTGGCGCTTTCCTCTAAGGACCCACGATGTCAACAACGCAATACCTGGCTTTCGGAACGGCTGCAGGGGCGAACGCAATCTCGGCCGCCGAGTACGCTTCCCTGGCCTCAACTCTGGTGGCCTTTGGCTTCCAACCTGGCCTGGCTCGCTCCGAGCATATCAACGCAGTGCTCAGGCAGGCCACAGTCGGGGTCGCTGGCCTCGCGCGCTTCTGTGTCGACAATGGTTCGGCAGATCAACTCGATGACGGCTCCGTTGCGAACTTCGCGGCCAACATCCGCTTGGCAGTTCAGGCCCTGGCTACCTCTGGAGGATCGCCGTCAGGCGCGATCATTGCGTTTGGGGCTGCTACACCCCCGGCCGGGTGGTTGGAATGCAATGGCGGGGCCATCCTGCGCGCCAGCTATCCCACCCTGTTCGCTGCAATCGGCACGACGTGGGGCGCCGGTGATGGTTCGACCACATTCAACCTTCCGGATCTGCGAGGCGAGTTCCTGCGGGGCTGGGATCATGGGCGTGGTGTTGACTCCGGCCGGGCGATGGCTTCGACCCAGGCTCAAGACACCCTGTCGCACAACCACTTGAACGGCGTGGCAGAAGACATCGGCCACGACTTCGTGTTCGTCTACGGCAGCACGAACTCAGGGATGCCGGGATCGGCCAGCGGGAACGTCAACGATATCTCCGGTTCGGCGGACGTTCAGGGCTACACATCGTATACGGGCGGCGCTGAGACCCGACCGGTCAACATGGCCGTCATGTATTGCATCAAGACCTAAGGAACCAACATGTCCATCAACAACTTCAAGCCCTTTGCAATCGCGGTCGGCTCCCGCGTCATGGACCAGACTACGTGGGAGTCCCAGGATGGCCTGGTCTACGGCTTTCCTGCTGGCATTCTGACCAAGGAGCTGTTGAACAAGGCCATTCGTCAGCCTAGCGTGATCGCTGCCGCCATCGCGCAGTATGTGGTCAATCGGACCGGCTCTGATGTGCTCGACAATGGCGACATCAGTACGCTGATCACTCAAATGACCACGGCCTTTGGGTCTGGTGGGGGTGGGCCCGGCGCCGCTGCGCAGTTGCTGAGTCTACGAGCCACTGGGTTCGCATTCGTGTTCTTGGATGCAGCCGCCACAACCACGGCGAGCCCGACCATCACGTTCACGGCGGATCTTCAGAACGTCACTGGCACGGTCACCTTCTCGGCTCAAGCCTACGATGCGGCTGGCACGGCACTCGGGTCGGTCACGCTAGGCGGCACTTCTCCCAATGCTACGATGACGGCCACGCAGTTCGTGGCCCACGCCGGCACCCGCAAGGTCATCGTCACTGCGACGATCCCAGGCGCGGGCGGCAGCACACTCACGGATCTGTTCTCGGTCTACCGGGCGGACGGCGGCTCTGATGCCATTCAGGCTCGATTGACCAACGAGGCTCATACGGTGGCCTCTCTCGCTGACGGAACGGTGACGAGCTACTCCGGCGCGAGCGGGGTGAATGAGGTCTACAAGGGGCTGGCTCTTCTCTCCAGCGTCACGACCCCGTCAGTATCCTTCTCGCTGGTTGGCTACACTGGCTTCAACACGACCTACCCGGCCGCGCAGGCTGGTATCACCATCAACTCGACGACTGGGGCCTACAGCGTTACCGGCGGGATGAATGCGGTCAACGCCACAGTGACCATTCGGGGCACCTTGAGCACCGGTCAAACTATTGACTCGATCTTCAGCCTGGCCAAGTCAATTGCTGGATTGGCTGGCCCGGCTGGCACCGCCCCGTTCTGTGCGGTGTCGGCCTCACCCAGTCAAGCGTTCATTACCCCCTCGGACTCCACGATTCCCGCGCCCACCTCGATCACGATTACTGCAACCACGGCCAACATCCCGAGCCCGACATTCGTGTGGCAAGTGGATGGAGTCACGCAGGTCGGGGTCACCACCGGGGTCTTCAATCTGGCCTCCTTCCCGTCTGGCACCACGAAGATCGTTAAGTGCACGGCCACCGGGTCTGACGCAAGCACGTCCTTTGACATCGTCAGCATCTACAGCTTGAAGAGCGGGGACAACGCCTTCAACTTGATGATGTCCAACGAAAACCAGTCGGTCTCGTGCGACTCGTCTGGAACTCCCAAGGCTGGCGCGGCTAACCTGACAACGCAGTGCTTCCTCATCAAGGGTTCGGTTACGCTCACCACCGGCGTGACGTGGTCCATTGCAGCGAACTCCGGCTTCACCGGACAGTCTGTGAGCGGAACAGGTGTGCTCACCACCACTGGTATCACCACGCTCTTTGCCTCCTGCACCGTGCAGGCCACGTACAACGGGCAAATCTACCAAAAGGTTTTCACTGCGAACAAGGTGCTTGATGGGGCTAGCGGAACGGGGATCCAGGGCTTGCGCGGATCGCTCCAGGGCTACTCGGCAAGCGTGTCTCCTGCTCAGTACATGGCGGGCACTGCCTGGAATGCTTTAAGTGACGACTTTTCCGCATCCACCGTCATTTGGTTAATGCTTGGGAACTCAGGCACCCCGGTCAGCAACGCCCACTTGCGCATCGGCGACACGGTCACGCTGAAGAACGCGGCAGGCACGGCAGCTGATACACGCTTTTGGTCTGGCAGCTCCTGGCTCCCTCCTGGCACCTTCGTGAGTGGTAACGTAGTTGTGGGTGGGACGATCTCCGGGCAGACCAACCTTAACATCACCGGATTTGCTCAGATTGAAGGCTATCAAGCGATCGGTCTTACTGACTTTATCAACGGAAGTACGTGGATAGTTAACGCGGCCGTGACTGGAAACATTCAACAAGGGGCTATCAATGGGAACACGGTGATTGGAGTCTGTGGGCGCACTGGTAACACCAACGGGGCCGGCGTCTATGGGTACAGCACGCTCACCACTGGTGGCTATGGGGTGGTTGGGCGCGCTGGTATCGCTGGGGTACTAGGCATGGCTGGACCAATGAACGGCTCGGCTGGGGTCGCTGGGCAAGCTCTGCTCAGCACTCCATTTGGTCAAACGACATACGGTGGGTCCTTCTCCGGCAACGGAGCCAACACGATAGCCTTGACAGCGGATTCTTCGGGAGGAGATTTGGCCGCCATATTTCACGGGCCAGTGACAATGAGCACGGGGACGTTCAGCGCGGTAAACTCGCTTATGCAGGTGGCCAACCTCGATATCCGGCAAGGATCTGCCAGTGGTTCAGCGGCGTGGAACCTACCCGGCGCAGGCACCAAGCCAGGAAGCTCCACCGCTGGGGTCTTCGTGCCCATGTACATGAACGGGGTGCTCGGTGATGTGCTGTGGTGGCCCCGCAACTAAACCTCTTTCCTCAACCCTCACGACAGGAGATCCTCGTGAAACGCAACGACAAGAACATCGTCCTCCAAGCTCTGGCCCAGGTGCTGCAAGACAACCAAGGGCAGCGCATTACGCTGGCCATGATGAACGGCATCCTGGCCACCGTTGACGCCAGCGTGCCGGTAGACCTGGAAGTGCCCGAGCCGCCCCACGCAGGTCAGGAGGGCTGACCTATGCCGGACACTCGTGATCGCGCGCACCCAGGCCCGGACATGAGCAATCGAGACTTCGATGCCCTCGTTGCCGCGGTGCACGAGGCGATGGAGCGCGGTTTTCGCGGCCGCCTCCTTTCTGACAAGCAAGTGGCCTGGGTAGAACTCGCCATCGAACGTGAAGCGCAGAGCATTGCGTTTCGTCGGGCGGTGATAGAGAAAACATTGACGGGCCTACTCTGGGCTGGCATCGCTGGCGGTGGCGCGCTGGTCATGGCTTACCTCAGAGCCCACGGCTGGAAAGACTGACCAATGGCCATCTCGCAATATGCCCGCGCGCTGCTCAAGGTACTCGAAGGGCGGCGGCTCAAGGCCTACCCAGACCCAGCCACCGGGGGAGAGCCCTGGACCAACGGCTACGGGCATACGGGCGGGGTCAAGGCCGGTGAAACCATCGACGACGCCCAGGCAGAAGCCTGGCTCGACGAAGACATCGCAGCGGCTGAGGCCATCGTCGACCGGTGGGTGACCGTCAAGCTCACTACGGGCATGCGAGATGCGCTGATCTTGTTCATCTTCAACATTGGCCCAGGCGTCCAAGGCCAGAAGGACGGGTTCGTGTGGTTGAAGAACGGTGACCACTCGACTCTTTTGACCAAGCTGAACGCCGGCGACTACGTGGGGGCCTCGGCAGAGTTCCCCAAGTGGGATAAGGCCGCGGGCAAGCAGATGGACGGGCTTCATCAGCGCCGATTGAAGGAACAAGCCCTGTTCTGCTCTGGTGGCTTCCAAGGCCAGGCCGCAGACCCACCCCAGGCGCCCGCAGGATGGCCTCAGGATGCGACGATCGTCCCTGAACCCACCCTACCCCCCACCCCAACGCCGAAAATCGCTCCTAGCGGCTTCCCGGCCGGTGAAGGTGAACCACAAACCGAAGCCCCTGAAGGAGCCGACCCCATGACTACCGTCTCTGATGTCGTTGACAGCCCTATCACCAAGTTCCTGTTGGCCGCAGTGAACCCGATCCTCGGCATCGTGCCTGAGATCGCGCACATCTTCATTGACAAGCAGGGCACCACGGTCCCCGAACGCAATGTGGCCGCTGCGACCAAGCTGGTCCAGGTCGCGCAATCAGCCCTCAAGGCGGCTGGCCTAGACGGATCCAACGCCCAGGCCGTCGTGCAGTCGATCTCCACCAGCCCAGAAGCGGCGAAGGTCGTGCGTGAAGCCGTGATCTCCTCGTACTTCGAGCTGACGCAGATGGGCGGTGGCCTTGAAGCGGCTCGGTCTGCCGATCTTCAGTTCGTCACGGCCCTGGCCAAGGAGCCATGGTACTTAGTCTTCAAGTCGCCCAGCCTGATCATGGGCTGCTTGTTGCTGCCACTGGTCTACTTGATCGTGTTGAACCTGATCGGGGTCCTGGGGACTGCGACTTGGTCGCCTGACGCGCGGGCCGCACTCGCTGGTGCGATCTCCGGGTCGATCGTGGGTGGCCTGGTGGGCTACTACTACGGCCAGACCACCACACGCAACCGGTCGGTGGCCCCCGCCGAGACCACAGCCTCCGCGAGCTAGACGTAGATGCCGCGCTTCTTCGCGTCGTCGCGGCGCTCGCGTCTATCAGCCACCGCCTGCTTCTGCCAATCGAGCAGAGCCCACGGGAAGAGGGCCCAGGCGCGCGTGAAGCCCTCGATCCACATGTCCTGCGGCGGCGACAGAGGCCCGAGCTTGGTGCGATACGTGTAAACATTGACGAAGCCGGGGTCGACTTCAAGCTCCAACCCGAAGCGTTCCGCGAACCCCTTGCGGACTGCATCCGTGAACTGGGTGCCGTTGCGAATACGCAACAGGGCTTGGTCGATGATGGTCATGGTGCCCATTGGTGATAGTCCTTGGTCGAAGTCAATGGAATACTTCATGGGCTTGATTCCTCGGGCTGATTCACCAAAGCCTGTTTGCTTAATAAGGCCGGCCTCGCGCGCCACGCAGACAATGCGCTGACAGGAGTCGTACTTCGCTCCGCTGGCCGCCGAGAGCTCGACCGTGGTCAACTGGTCACGCACCAGATACCGGAGCACGTGGCAGGCCAGACTGAAGGCCCTGAAGTTGTTGACTCGGCCTTTGCCGCGCTGAACGGTGCGGGTCGTCAGCGGCGGCGTTTTCGCTTGGGCCGACTTGAGGCTTTCGATGGTTTCTATTTGCATGGCTAAACGCGGATCACAAGGTGAGCCTTCTGCACCTCATTGTCGTGAGGCGGGTTGTAGAAGGTAGGGACCGCTCCTCGCTCGAACCGACGAGCGTGAGCCAGGGCCGGGGCAGGAGCCGTATGGCGCCCCTTCGCGGGCATCCACTTCTCGACTTCAATATCACCACGGCCGGTCGTCTTGCGGAGCAACTGAAGGTAAGCGATGTAGTCGTCGAGGGTCATGGCTTCCCCTTCTTGCCCAGGCTTCCCAAGAACTTGCCGTGCAGGGCCCGCCACAAACGGGCGGAGGCCACTAGCGGGTAGTCGTAGCCGTCGGGGTGGGGTTTATTGAGGCCACACCATTCAATCTGCGGCTGGATCTCAAGGCCAGCCGGGATCGTCTTCAGGCGGTCAGCCTCCTCGAACATGTCGGGCCATACTGGCTTGCTCCAATGATGGCCGTTCCACCAGCGCCGGCAGGAGACCCTTTCGACATCTTCACGCCTGGTCTCCCACCAACCCAAGAACGGTGGTGGCTGCTCGGTGGTCTTGGACCAGCCCGTCAGACCAATGAAGGCCTCTACGTTGAGGATGAGTTGTTTGTTCACGCACTTTCCTTTCTTTGGGTTCTGGTGGGGCTGGCTCGTCGCCGTACGTCATGAAGTGACGAGCTACTCGCTGTATCTGCTCTGTTCCGTTCTTGTGCATCTGGCTCCTTAGTTGCTGAGATATACAGGCCCGATTGATCGAACTTGCTCCAGCCCTCCTTGGTCTTGATGACGCCGGAGTGGCCGTCGAAGTTCCCGTAGCCCAGGCTCCGGTGGTCGATGATCCAAATCTGCCGACCCTCGGCCTTAGCCCGCTGTGCCAGGCTATCAAGTAGATCAGTCACCCCCTGGCCACCCATCCACTGCGTTGGCTCGTCCCAGAACTCGACGTTGAAGGTGGTGCCGGTGCGGGCCCGGATGAGGTTTCCGAGGCCCTGCTGCGTAGCGACGCGCAATCGCTGGCTCTCTCCCCCTGACCATGCCTCCCAAGGCACTAGGCGGCTGTTGTGGGGGCTCTGTACGAAGACGTTGAAGCCTCGCTGGATCGACCCGGACTTGGTCTCGCGGTCAACCTCGAACTTCAGCTCCCAGTCAACCAGACCGAGTGAGGCAACGCAGCTGTTCACCTCGATCTCAAGTTGCTGCAGGGTCTCACTGATGAGTCCGAGTCGGATCTCCTTGAAGCCCCTGACCCAGTAGCTGTTGATCCTGAGTTGCGTGTCAGCGTCATCAAGCTGGCGTTCAAGTCGTGACAGATCCCGCTTGACCTGGGTGCGAGCTTGATCGACTCTAGCCAGCATGTCGGTGAACGGGCTCTTACGTCGCTCGGTCTTCTCTGCGTCCTCTTCGATGCGATCCAGGGTCTGCTCAATCTGCGCAAGCTCCCGAGTGAAGCGCCTGACCTCGGCGTCTGCATCGTCGACCGCTCGCAATCGGGTCTTCAGGTCTTCAGCGTGGCTGCACCCAACGGCCTGGCCGCATTCTGGGCAGACCTTCTTGGAGTTCTCGGCCTTCTCCAGGTAGATGCCATACATGTTTCTGGCCGCCCCGGCGCGGGTTTCTGCTTCCTTGATGGCTTCGGCCTTGGCTTTGCTGACCCTGATCATCCTGGCGTGCTCGTCAGCCAACGAGTCAAGCTCTCGCTGCTGACTGGCCTTCCACTTGGCCTCTTGTGCGTCTAGGTCATCCGTTGTCAGGGCCTCCAGCTGGCCTTTGAGCCCGGCCGCCTCACGCTCGATGCGTCGGCAGACCACATCCCACTCGTTTGCTTTCTTGCTGGCCTTGGCCGCGTAGTCGAGCCACCGGTCCAGGCCCATCACCTCGGAGAACAACGCGGCCTTGGCTTCGGCCTTGAGGTCCAGGAACATCGGCTGCGCCTGAGCCATCATCACGCAGTTGAGAAACGGGGTGAAGTCCAGTCGAAGATCCGCCAGCAGAGGGTTCGAGTCCTTGGCCAGGTCGTGCACCGTGCCGTCATGTAGCTCTGTCAAGGTCCAGCTGTTTGGGCTCCATGTCCGGATTATGCGAAAAGGGAATAGGCCATCGCTGACGTAGTCGAAGGCAACCGCCGCCCCCTTACCAACGTCCCAGTTCGCCGCGTCGGCGGCCTTGAGCCCTCGCGTGGTCTTGCCGAAGATGACCCAGCAGAGCGCGTCGAGTAGCTTGGTCTTGCCAGCCCCATTCGCTCCCAGGCGTGGCTGCTCTTGGTTGTCGCCCCACAAGAAGTAGAACCCAGGTCCTTCAGGAAAGTGAAAGGTCTGGGTCTCCTTGAACGGACCGAAATTGGTCAGGCTGATCGACACCGGGGTCATTTGATTAGCTCCAGGCCCACGTCATAGGCTTCACCGCCCAACCCTTCACGCTCAACATAGGCCAAGATCGCGTCAGGATCGCTCTGGCGCGACGAGGAGGCATTCCCCCCGCCTACCCTATGCCGCTGCCGTTCCGATCGGTCTATGACGAGCTGAACATCCTCCAGCTCGACCTTGAATCGCCCGAGTTGCTTCACAGCGTCGGCCTTGATGCGCCTCCAGTCGGCCTTCTCCGCCTCGGCCAGCGTGACCACCAACTTGACCTGATCACCTGGCTTGAGCCAATCGACCCCGTGAAGCTCTTTCAACGACCGGATGCGCAGGGTGACCCGGCTGATGCCTTCGTAGAAGAGGTCGACGGCTCGGTTGCGGGAGTCGAGCAGGATGCAGCGGGGCCTGAAGTTGTCGCCGAAGTGCACGTGGTATGGGCTGCCCACGTATTCGACCGATCCGATGACCTGGGGAACGTGAATGTCGCCCGAGTAGACCTTGCCTGCGTTCAGGGGCGGCAGTTCCTCACCATCCATCTCCTGACCGTTGCTGGCAATCGACCCCTTGACCGTCTGGTGCATGAAAAGGTAGTCGTAGTGGCTGAAGTCCATTGAGGCCCACTCCGTCGCTGGGGTCTTCGAGTGAGGGAGCAGGTAGACTGACGGCCCTTTGCCATCGTCAGGCAGCTCGGTCGGCGCCGTGACGAACTTGATGTTGGGGATGTTGTTCAGGAAGTTGAAGTAGCTGTGCCCGGCCCGCAGGTAGTCGTGGTTGCCCTGAAGGATCACGATCTCGACGCCCAGCCAGGTGATGACTGACAGAGCCTCGACGATGCCATTGGTCAGCTCGGCCGGGTGGTAGTCCTTGGCGTCAGTCAGATCGCCCAGGATGAACAGGGTCTTAACCTGCTCGGAGACGCACTCGTTTGCGAGCCACCTCATGAACTGCCACCTGTATGCGTCGCGCGGGTTCGAGGTGAGGTGAAGGTCGCTGCATATCAATGCTGGGAGTTTCATTGTTGTTCATCCGATGGAGCATAAGGTCGTGGATGGCCAGGGCGTCAGCTTCGTTGTCGTCGGCTGGCTTGAAGCCGCGCTCGCGGGCGATCTTCAGCATCACATCCTTGCCGGCGTTGCCCTTACCGGTCCAGTGCTTCTTGATAGTGCCAGCCGGGATCGGCTCATAGTTGACGTTGTTGGCCTCGCACCAGGAGGTGAGGGTAGCGAGGAAGCCGCCGTAGACATGACCCGCTGCAACTGAGGCGGGGTGCTGCTTCACTTCCTCGAAGGCCAGCCACTCGATGCCGTTGGAGAGCTTCTGCATCTCGTCGAGCCAGCGCGAGAACTTGAGGTAGCGCATGCCGGCCCCTTCGTTGCTGCGTGGCTTGAACGACTGGGATCCGCTCTGCTGCTGGCGCTTCCCATGGGGGTTGATACTCGACATGCACCAACCGGTGGTGGTGCCCAGGTCAAGAGCCAACAACTTCACGGCGGATCCTTTGGGGTTGGGTGTCGCGGAGCCTTCTGCCCACGATCGCGGGTTCAGGTGGCAGCCTGGGTCTGGGGTCGAAGTACTCAGCGATAGCGTCAGCCGCCTCACTACTCCCACAAACCACGGTGACGTACTCGCCCAGGCACGAGAAGGTCTGAGCAAACCCCTCGTGCCAGGGGCCGTCTGAGTCATGGACGACCTTCATGCTTAGTACTTCTTCGATTGGGGCAGGAACGTGGTTTCGATGGCCGCCCACTCCCGGTGAATCAAGGTGGTCAGGGCCTGGCGCATCGACGCCACCTCGACGCCGCCCTTGTTGCGAAGGTTGGCCATCTTCACCTTGTAGCCGGTCTTGCTCAAGCCCAGCTCCCCTAGCAGATGCTCACGCTTGTTGTCGACCAGCCAGGTGACGCCAGCCGTCAGGTCATCGACGCCATAGCCGAAGAGAACCGGGTAGCGCGCTCGCCGGAATGGCAGGCCTACCTTGTTCTTTTTCACATAGGCCTCGACGTTCACCCCGACGATGCGGTCGATCCCATCCACCGTCTTCTTTTCCTTGCTGAGTTCAGCCAGCCACATGATCTGCGACGCGTAGAAGTCAAGCGCGCGGCCGCCGCTGCGGGTCTTGGTCTCTCCGAACGTGACGTTCAGCTTGTCACGGATTTGACTGACCACGACGAAGAGAACGCCTTGCTCCTCCATCCGGCCAACCAGCATTCGGAAGAGCTTACCGATGGCCTTGGGCTTCGCCCCGCCGTAGGAGCCCTCGTTGAAGTCCCTGCCCATCTCGGCTTCATCCGACAGGGCGTCGAGTGAGTCAATGATGTAGAGGCCCGGCTTGCCTTTGAACTTGTCGAGATGCAGCACCAGATCGTCGTACAGCTCTTCGACGGTCTCCAGGGGCTTGTCGTCGGCGTTGAACAGGATTTTGTCGATGGGGATGCCAAGAGCCCCGGCATAGGGCTTGTCGAACGCCGCCTCGGCCTCGGCATAGCGGCACCAGCCGTCGGAGTAGTCGCGCAAGAAGTTTGCGCACAGTTCCATGGCCAAGAGCGTCTTGCCGGCCGACTTGTCGCCAACGATGTTGAGTACACGGCCAAGAACGGCGCCGCCTCCCAGGGCCTCGTCAACCACCATGCAACCGGTGCTGACGAAGCGGAGCCCGTCCTTGTCTGATCCGGAGGCGAAATAAGAGGCGACTTGCGTCGCCTCTTCAACTGCCACCCGGACCCGCGACTTTGTAGGCGTTTCAGCCTTCAATGCTTTGCGGGTCGCCATGGATCAACCCTCGCGACGCCGGCGCATCTCGGCCAGCTTGCCACGGCCTTCGTCTTCGTCCTTGGATTCACGGCCACCGCGGCGCGAGCCACGATCGTCATCATCGTCCTTCACAGAGGCGCGACCGCGGTTGGGCTTCTCGATGTCGAGTTCCTTGCAGATCGCATCGGCGAGCTCTTCGTCAGAATCGAACTTGTTGGGGTTCACCTTCAAGTCGTGCTCGTCGACCAGAGCTTCCAGCTCGGAGCCGGTCATGTCGTGAACATCGGCCCAGGAGAAGTCCGGGTCAGCCGGCTTGTCATACTTCTCGGTCTCACGGCGCCGCGAATCACGATCGTCATCATCGTGGCCACGGCGGGTCTTGTAGTCACGATCATCATCGCGCCCTCGGGCTGGCTTGCGATCATCGTCACGATCATCGTCGCGGCTCCGTTCCTTGTGTGAGCCGCCACCACCGAAGGCCTTGGCGATGTGATCGTAATCGTAGTAGACCAGCGTCTCGGGCAGAGGGGTTTCCACGGCCTCTTCAAGCCACCGGTCGTTGCCAAGGCTCGATTCACGTCGGGCCACGGCGATGCCCAGGTACTCGGTGCGATCCTTCGCGCCTTTCTTCTCGAACTCGACATCGTAGCCTTCGTCCGGGTTGTCGATAGGAAGCACTTCGCCGCTCTTCTTGTCGACGCTAATCTTGCAGATGTCGCGGTCAACCGTCCAGGGCATCGCCCAGGCTTGCAGGCCTTCCTTCTCGTTGTCGCGGTCAATGACGTAGACCAGAACCCGGCGCTTCGGCTCAAGTTCCTTGGCGAGCTTCTCGTCGCCGTCGTTCTGGGCCATCTTGCGCTCTTCGCAGATGGGGCACTTCTCGTCCTTCATCTTGTGCAGGCACAGGTAGGTCTGGCGATCCGGGCCGACGCCATAGTGCACGTAGATGTCGAGGCCGTAGTGCTTGGGCTTGGCCCAGGTCGGCGGCAGGATGCGGATCGTGTTGTCCTTGTCGTTGGGCTTGAACATCTTGACCGACTCGACGAGGTACTTGTCGAACTCGTTGGCGCCCTGACTTGAACGCTTGTCGATATCGGCCTTGCTGCGGCCTTCGTAGCGGTAGCTCGACCTGCCAGAAGACCGGCCGCCACGATCATCGTCACGGCTGCTGGAACGGCGCGAGCCACGATCGTCATCATCACGGCTTGAACGGCGCGAGCCACGGTCATCATCTCTTGACATGGTTGTTTCTCTCGTAGTGGTGTTTCGATTGAAAGAAAGCAGCGGTCACCAATCTCGCTGCCAGGTAAATACCCAGGATGGCTATCAGGACATAGCCCAGGATCTCAAGTATTGACAAGGGTTCTCCTCTTGGTCCCGTCGACCTCCTTTGTGGCGCGCCTAATGGCTTGCCGGATTGAATCGCGTGCGGTATCCGGCCCCGACGCGGTGTTGATGGCGAAGTACTGATGGCCGAATAGGTCGGCCATGGAGCGGAGGTCGAAGCTTCGTTGCTTCCAGGCGGTCTGGGCGGCCTCCCACTCACCCTCCTCACACTGCGCGAGGTGCATCTCTTGCCAAAGGTGCTGCCAGGCCGGGTCACGCTTGGCCCCCTTCTCGGCCACGGGGTTGCTCATCTTTGGGTCATCCTCCTTCAGCTCGGCAATGAGCTTGGCTTCAAGCGTATCAAGCCGCCGCTTGAGGTCTCTGACGGCGCCAGCTCGGTGAGCCACCTCGCGCCCGATCTCCTCCATCACGGCAGAGTTGGTCGTCAAGTGATCGTCGAGCCTATGCCGGTTGATTGGCAACAGGGCCCGTACTTCTGAGAGTTCCATAACACCTTCAGTCGAAGAGTAGGTTTCCAAAGGCCAGCAGCAGCGGGGCGAGTTTGTCCGAGGTCATGAACGGCTTAGAGAAACACGACATGATGTCGAGTATCCGTATCGCCTCCTTCTCTGACTTCGCCCCCATAGCGCAGGCCGCCAGGTAGTTCACGATAACTATACGGGTCGATTCAGGATTGATGTCGGGTATCGCTTTCAGAATCTCCACCAGCCGGCGCCATTCCAAACCCCCTTTGATGAGCAATCGGCAGAGGTCGATAACCTCCTTGTTCTCCAGGGGTGTTTCGAGCAATCGGCCGGCTTCGTCGAGGTCTCGGCAGTCCTGGAGCATCGACAGCATGACCAGAGCCTGCCTAGGAGAGCCGGAACAGGCCCTTCCTGCCAGTTCTACGATGTTCGTGGGGGTTGATAGCCCCTCGGCCTCGCAAACGCTCTCAAGCAGGTCCATCACATCGTCGAATTTGACGGTCTTCAGCATGTAGCTGTGGCAGCGCGTGACGATCGTCTCGGGCACCTTGCCTGATTCTGTGGTGCACAGAAAGAAGAAAATATGCGGGGGTGGCTCCTCGATGGGTTTCAGCATCGCCTGCCAAGCGGCCTTACTCAGAGAATGGCACTCGTCGATGATGATGGCCTTGTTCGGGCTCGTGCCAAACCCCTGGTACCTCAAGGTCGACATAACCTCCTTCATCGCGTCGATTCCGCTATTACCTGCGGCGTCGACTTCGAGTATGTTGGCCGGCTGGCAATTCAACTCCGCCGCCATGATCCGGGACAGGGTCGTCTTGCCACAACCACTAGGGCCGGTGAACAGGAACGCGTGGGGCCTCGTAGCTTGCTTGGCCAGGGCCTTCAGCGACTTGGTGACGGCGTCCTGGCCGATGACCTTGTCGAGGCTCAGAGGGCGGTACTTGATGTGGAAGGGTTCGTCGTGGGATTCGACGGTCTTGGGCTCTTCAATTTTGCGGCGGGTGGTCATGGTTCAGATATACGGGTTAGGGTGGCCAAACAGAACGTCGCTCCGATACTTCGCTATCTCCTTAAGATCGCTCCAGCGGGTGCCGACAGAGACCTCGACGACTAGAGGAACGTTGATCCAATCAAAGCGTGGCAGGCACATCTCGCGCACGATGATGTCGATCTTTCTTTCAATCGTCGCGTCGCACAGGATCGTCGACAGATCATCGTGAACGTTCAGGCTGGGTTGCAGCTCAATGTCGTCCTCAAGGTCAGCCCGCTCCGACAGGGCGTTCATGCCTTCAAGCACGATGTCAGCCGCGGTCCCCTGGATCGGCATGTTGATGATCTCGTTAGGCGTCATGGGACCCCGGCGCCGCCGGCCTGACATGGTCTCCACGTACAGGTTCTTCTCGTAGCTCTTCAGCAGCTTGGCCTGCCACTTCTTCACGCCGGGGAACTGATCCCAGAACTCAGCGCCAAGAGCTTCAGCCACCGAGTCAGGCAGGTGCAACTGCTCTGCACACGAGCGCAGGCTCGATCCGAAGAGTTGAGGGAAGACCCAGTTGTTCTTCGACTCCTGACGAAGCGTCTTGAGCCCCTTCTCGGCCCAATCTACCTCGAACTCCTCGACGATCCAATCCTTGATCGCCGGGTACTCCTCGACCATGCGTTGCGCCCAGAAGCCGTGAACGTCGTAGTCCGTCCAGCAGTACTTCACGAGGTTCGAGTCCTCGCTGGCCATGCCCACCACCCGGAACTCGATCTGCCCGTAGTCGGCCGCCACGATCCAGCCGCTGCCTGAGTGAACGATGCCCCGTATATCCTTGTGCTTTCGCTTGGGCCAGTTCTGGATGTTTGGGTCGAAGGAGGCCAGCCGGCCGGTGACCGCGACCATGGACGAGTACTTCGAGTGGATCAAGCCATCAGCAGAGATGACCTGACCACTCAAGACAGGGGCCAGGTAGGTGCTCCTCAGCTTCTCGATGCCGCGATGCTCCAGGATCATGTGAGCAGAGGGCACCAAGTTGCGAGGGATCTGGGAGAGCACCGACTCGTCAGATGAGTGCGTGATCTTGCCGTCACGATCTGCCTTGCGAGTCTCGTCACGATCGCAGACATCACGCATCAGTCGAAGGACGTGGTCTGAGTTGGTGGGACTGAAGCTGCCGAAGCGCGCGGTGTACTTCTTCACCTCAGGTGTGGCCCGAAGCCGGCCCTCGATCTCCTTGACTTGCTTGTGGAGCTTCGATTCCAGATCAACAGCGAAGTCGATGTCTGTTGGCAGGCCTTTGCTCTCCGTCATCACAAGGGTGGGGCACAGCCTGACCTTCCGCTCGTACTCGGCCCACTGTGAATCGGCCTGGCTCTTGAGCTTGGGTTCAAGATCACGAGCAAGCAGGTCGGTCCATTTGGTGTCTAGAGCGTTGTAGCGCAGGATCTCCTTGATGGGGTACTCAAGCCACCACTTCGGGCGCTTCACGTCGACCCGGCTCTGATCCTTCAGGTTGAAGCCGAAGCGAATCCGGGTCTGTATGTCGAGGCTCTTGGTCCCCTCGCGCTCGTCTAGGGTGTGGCACATGGCCATGGTGTCGCCCCACTCCGTTCGGCGCAGAAGTTGCCGGCCGTAGAAGAACGCCAGCCATTCCTGCTCAAAGCTGAGGTTGTGCGCGATCTTCCGGCCGGAGAGCAGCAGGTACTCGCCGAAGAGGTCGCGCACCTTGGCAATACGTGAAGCAGTCCCCCAGCCGTCAGGGTGGTCGATGCTGAAGCCTACCGTCCGCTCGAACGACCCGACCGCGGCCGTCAGCATAAGTGGCGCCTCCATGTAGGGGCGGAGGCCACTGGTCTCGATGTCGACGCTTGACTGCTTGATGCCAGCCAGGTCTGCTAGGGCTCGTTCAAGCCTCTGGAAGTCCCCAGGCTCTTGCCCGGTGATGTATTCGATCCCGCGGTCGTATGGGGCCTCGTAGATCGTCGGGGCCTCAAGCTCTTGCCGATGCAGCAGGTCCTCAATGAAGGCCGTGTCGTGCTCCATGGCGAGCTCGTACTCCGACTTGCCGTACTTCTTTTTCTTGAACACGTAGTTCGGCCAGAGTATCGGGTAGTACCAGCACTTGTGCTCGCCGATCTTGGTAGCGATGAGCTGGCCCCGGAAGCGCATCGCGCCACCACTGATGCCAGTTGCCCAGAGCAGCGCCTGATCACCAACCCCGATCACCACCAGAGGCTTGGTGCGTTCGATGTCTGATGTGATGCGGGGCCGACAGCACTCGATCTCGATCACATCGACCTTTAGATTCCGTTCGCCCTCGTCGTTGAGCAGTGGCATGCACTGGGTCATGTGGCCGAAGCGCAGATCGTTGCGCATGAACCCCTTGGAGAACTTGGAGAGGATTGCCGAGCCGGCCTCCCCCACCCAGTGCTTGTTGGCCCGGTCCTCGTCAGCATTGGGTCCGGATCCCATCAAGTAGGCCATCGGATGTTCAGCGCCCTCCGGCTCAAGCTGAGGGGAAGCCAATCTCGGCCAATCCTTTCGGCGGGGGCAAACGTCGCACCCCATCTTGTTCAGTGAGTTGATGGGGATGATCCCCTTGCCTGAGTGCGCAGGCTTCGCCTTTGCGGCCTTCTTGGCCTCTGCGTAGAAGAACGACATCGCTCCCCCGACTCAGACTGAGCAGTGGGCGATCAAGTGCAGGAAGCTGGCGTCTTTGTTGCCCATCACCAGGACGCGATTAAAGAAGCCCAGATGCGTGCAAACCTTGCAAGCCCGGGTGACCAGCGTCGGGTCGATGTGGAACGGCTCTGATGGGCTATCCCCAGCGTCGAACGTGATGCTATCACTCGCTTCACCGACCGAGCTGGTCGACAGGAGCTTGATGGCCTCGGAAGTGCAGGTGATCTTGGTGGCCTTGTCGACCTCGTTGCTTAGGATGAGCAGAGCCCGGGTGAAGGCGGCGTCGAAGGCATCGGGGATTGGGTCGATCAAGTCGGACACCTTCTTTGACTTGATGTGCTTCGACATGATCGCCGGGAAGTCGAGTGGCTCAAGGTCAACCAAGGTCTTCTGGAATAGCACGGCGACCTCAGCATCCCCCTCGTCGAAGAAGTAGGCCACCAGCGCGCCAGCGTGAAGTTCGACCTCCACCTCGACTTTGGGAAAGGCCTTCGACAGAGAAACCAACTGCTCGCAGAAGAACGCCGGGAGGATCACAGGCGCATCGCCTGGCAGTTCTACCTTGCTCTTGGTTGCGTAGCGGCTGATCGTGGTGTTGTCGGTTGAGAAGAGCACAGCCTTGCCGGCTTCAGCATCGAGAGTGACGCCCATCGTCGCCGGGTGGGTCGGGTCATTGCCCACGGAGAGCAGGCAGCGTTGGATGCCGGCCAGGATGTCCTCAGTGATGTTCAGCACCGGCACCTTCTGCTTCGCTTCCGGAATGGCCAACGGGAAGTCTTTGGCCGGCAGGATGGGGATCTTGATCTTCGACCGGCCGGAGACGATCACAAGGCTTGCGTCAGCGCCAGCCTGCAACATCACCTTCTCCGCATTGAAGCTGTTCAGGCTCTTCGATAGCGTCTCACCTGGCAAGCAGAGATCCAGGTCTAGGTCCTTGGTCGGCAGAGCGATCTGGATCGCGGCGATGTCGTTGTAGGAGGACGCGAACCCGCCGCCGAACTTGATGTGCTTTAACGCCGGAATGTAGTCCTGAGTCGCAACGGCCGGCTTTAGCAGGTTGACCAGCTTGAGCAGAGTTTCGCGGTTGATCGAGTCGGTGGAGTTCATGGTGTTTTGCTTTCAGTTGCTGGGTGAGGAGTTCGAGGGAGGTGTAGGGGCTTGGGTAGTCGAAGAAGGAGATCAGGACATCGGCCTGGCCGACCTCGACGACAGATGCTCGGTCCGCCGCTGCCGGGGCAGACCCGAGGACGGCGAAGACTTTCACCGCTTCTTGGCGTTGAGGGTCGGGGCGCGCTTGGGGACCTTGCGGCCAGCCAGCGGAGACTTCGGCTTCAGGATGTTGTGGTGCTTGTCGGTGTAGTCTAGGAACGACACCAAGAGCTTTGGGTGGCCGGCCTCAAGCAGGCCGCAGGAGTAGCCATTGGCCCCGTGGAGGTCGGTGGCCGATTGAACAAGGTAGATCGTGGTCACAGCAGGGCTCCTCGACGAAGGGTGTTCTTCTCGAACGGGCGGGTAGCCTTCGCCTCGCTCACCATCTTGAAGAACATGACATTGCAGGTGGCTCGGTGGTAGTAGCTCTCCGTGACCTCCTCGTAGGTCTTGCCGCAGAAGGTCAGCCAACGCAGCAGGATCGCTCTCATTGCGCCCGACATCGAGTTGGAGTGCTTACCCCCTGCGCTCTGCTTCGGGTTGCGGTCTGAGACCGATATGGTCGACGGCACCTCGTCGAACACGAACTCACCGTTGCGCATGGCTGGTAGGTAGACCGATCCACTCGCGGTGATCTTGATCCACGTGGTCGAGTCGATGCTATACCACGGGTAGCGGAAGATGAGCGGCACGGCGGTCATCCCGAAGCCGTGGGTCTTCACGACGGGCAGGCCGGCGTCATCAGTGATGCGGGCGAACACTCGATCAAGCCAGGTGCGCCGTGGGCCCCCAGGGATGCCCACGAGGCCACCAATGCCGATGTAGTCGCAGCCATAGTCCAGCATGCGTTCGAGGAAGCGTGGCTCCTCGCCGTAGTGGTAGACGGGCAGGGGGTCGAGCCCCTCATTGCGCATGTAGAGGAAATTCACCCAGGACTGCTCGGCGGCCTCGTTGCGTTCACGCGGGGTGGCCGATCGCCCAGGCGCGCCGGGGATCACATCGAGGCTGGCGTAGACCTCGATCAATTCGATGTTGGCTCGGATGAACTCGCAATACTCGTCGAGGTCAATGACGGTGCCTCTTGACCACGCCGAGTAAGCCCCGGAGTCAAGAAAGAAGCGGAACTTATCAGGGGTGATCATGAGTTGTAGTCGTGAGGTTTCAACGAAGCTGCCTAAGTGGATGGGGAAGCCACATTCACTCAAGCACCGGCGTCGCCAGGGGTGAAGCGCGGTGCAGAGCCAGGTCAGCATAAGTGGGTGGGGCCACCGGGCTGCGATGCCCGGCTATTGGCTTGAGAGGAGACTGTCTGGCCTCATTGGCGCAACACCAATGGCCCCGGTGAGATTATCGGCCCAACGCAATCAGGTTCAAGAACTCGGCGCGAGTCTCGGGCTTCGCCTTGAATACCCCCCGCAGCGCGGAAGTGGTCGTGTCTACATTGGGCATCTTGACGCCGCGCGTGGCCATGCAGAAGTGCTTTGCCGTGATGACCACGCCGACCCCAACAGGGTCCAGGACATCATTGATGGCGTCCGCGATCTGGTTGGTAAGCCGCTCCTGGACCTGCAAACGACGCGAATAGGCATCGACCACCCGTGCCAGCTTGCTGATCCCCACGATGCGCCCGTTAGGGATGTAGGCGACATGCGCCAGGCCGATGATGGGAGTGATGTGGTGCTCACAGTGAGACTGAACGGGGATGTTGGTCAGGAGGACCATCTCGTCGGCCTTCTCGGCGCCGTCAGAGAAGTCCTTGCGGAGAAGTTCCAGCGGGTCGATGGCGTAGCCAGCGAACCACTCTCCCCAGGCGCGCACGACCCGGTCAGGGGTGTCGAGGAGGCCTTCGCGTTGGGGATCGTCACCGATGTGGGCCATCATGCCTTTGATTGCATCTCGTGCATTGAAGAGGGTCACGCCGAAGCTCCCAGGTTGTAGTTCATCTTGGCGCGGAGGATGTCGTCGGAGAGCAGCAGGCACGATTCCTTGTTGCTGTAGTTCTCCGTGCGGGGCACCTCCATGAAGCCTTCACGGCAGGCCCTGATCACCAAAGGATCCGGAACGCCAGCCATCTCGAACCCGTGAGCCCGCAGCACGGAAGCGTGATCCTTGCCCACCGGTGGATAGGCGCCGTCGTAGGCCGTGTGCGAGAAGGCCAGGGCCACGTAGGCGCCTTCCATCTCCATCGCCAGGTGAATCGAGTCCCTCTTGCTGAGGTTCATCAGTGGGGCGTAGATGCAGAACTCGCCGGTGCCTAGAGCTTCGTTGATCGTTGCTTCCTGAGTAGCGATAAAACTCTCACGGCAGTCTGGGTAGTTGGCGTTGTCGGCCTCGCACACGCCGGTGACAAGCGCGTTAATGCCCAGGCAGACGGCTCGGTTGGCGGCCAGGGTCAGGAACAGCGCGTTGCGCATCGGAACAAACGTCTTCTCGACCCGATCACCGATGATCGCCGCCATCGAGTCGTGGTCATCGTAGAGCTCAAGCACCTCGAACGCATTGGTCAGTGGGCTAGCGCCCTTCAGGATGGGGCCCAGCTCGACGATCTCATGGCTGGCCACGCCAGCGAGCTTTGCGACATCGCGTGCGGCCTGGATCTCGCGGCGATGACGCTGGTTGTAGTCGAACGTGACCGCGTGCACTTCGGCGAAGTACTTCTTCGCCCAGAATAGGCAGGTGGTTGAATCTTGGCCGCCTGACAGAACCACGAGGGCCTTATGTCGAGGGTGGCTGTTGACGGATCCGGGTTGAGTGTTGGGCACAATGGCTCCTGAGGTTAGGGGAAAGGTGGGGGCAAGAAAAAGGCCCCGCATGGATATATACGGGGCCTTTGGGGCAAGCCAGCCGGCCTGCGCTTTACTTCATCATCTTGCGTTCGCGCAGCAGCTTGAACATCTTGTGGCAGTCGGCGTGGATCATGCCGACTGTGGTTTCCTTGAACTCAAGGGCTTCCTTCTTCATCATCTTGACGATGTCATCCTTGGAAGCGTCGGGATTGTCGCAGATCAGTTCACGAGCGCGCAGAGTGACCGAGACTCCGCCGTTGTCTTCTTTGGTGGTGCGCTTCTCTTTCGAGTCGTCATCGCCGTCCGAAGCCTTGCCACGGCTCTTGGTCTTGGGCTCGTCGTCGGCCTTCTTACCCTTGCCCTTGCCGGCGTTCTTCACCTTGACCACGATCGACTCGATGCGGTCCTTGTCGAACTCTTCCTCGTCGCCGGCTGCGGTCTTGATCACCACGACCTTGTCGTCGATCTCGATCACGTTGCCCATCATGACCTTGCCACGCTTGGTCTTGATCTCGACGGTGTCGCTGACCTCGGGATCGGCCGGGCCTTCGTCGTCTTCCGCCTCGGCGGCCTTGCGGCGGCTCTTGGACTCGTCAGCCGGCATGGGCACGATCGTGTCGATGCGTTCGAGGTCCAGGCCCAGCTCTTCGCCGTCGACTTCCAGCACCAGCTCGCCCTTGTCATCGGGGTCGATGATCTTGCCCACGTATTCCTTGCCGCGCTTGGTGACCACGGTGACCTTGTCGCCCTTGGTCGGCTCGTACTTGGCGGCCTTGGCCGGCTTTTCTTCCTCTTCCACCTCGGCGGCCTTGCGACGGCTGCGCGGCTTCACTTCTTCCTCCTCGGCGTCGGGGTAGATCGGCGGGGCCTTGTTGGCGTTGACCTTGTCGGCCGCTTCGTTGAACCAATCTTGCGCCGGCTCGGACAGCTGGCCCCAGGCCTTGTCGGACAATCGGCCCACGCCGACGATCAGCCGCTTGATGTAGGCCTCGTCGGTGATCTTCTCGCCGCGCTTGGGTTCGACTTCCGAGGCCTTGGCCAGTTCTGCTTGGATCTTGCTCATTTGGAAAAATCTCCTAGGAGGTTTGGGGTTTGTGCACACCGGGCGTCCCGGCTAGTTGAATTATACAGAGGCGTGTTGGCTAGTTTGTGAAGTAGTCGTTTACCTTTCCCAGCGTGTCAGCTTCATCCGGAAGGCCCAGCATCTTGTTGATGATCAAGTTGCCGTTCGCGTTGCGTCGACCTTTCTTCGTCCAGGCCTTCGTCGCCAGGTCGAGCAGTTCTTGTGGGGCATTCAAGAACAGGTTCAGTACCATCAAGACTTCACGCGGGGCCTGCTGAACCATCAGCGTCAAGGCGCCAGCGTTGTCAGTCTCACCAATGGCCTCCCGATTCCATTCCGAGCCGTCTTCGGGATCCAAATGGGTTTCAGAGACCATCACACGCGCCTTGGTCGCCTTCACAGACAGGTCATTCAGGTGGTGAGCCCACGCGGTCTTAAACAGGGCCATGAAGTGCTGCGGCGTGTCGATGATCGAATACTTAGCAGCGCATCGCAGAAAGACAAGGACCCCCTCTTGCATCAAGTCTTGTCGATCATGGGTGTTGGCCACCCGCCACAAGTCTTTGGTGATCTGGTTCATCAAGTAGCCTTCAATGGGGCCGTGGAACTCAGGCGTGTACATTCACTCTCCTCCGGGGTTTCGCCTCTTTGGCGGTGGTCACTATGGGTTCAATAAATTCAACGCACCTACGGGCCTTTCCTTGGGCCGGAGGGGCATCCTCGGCCACGCCGACCAACACCCGCGTTCGCTGGCGCTGCTGAGCTGGCATCTTGCCACTGCGAATGTCTTCCAGAATGCGCTTCACGCTCACGCTGAACGGGTCACCTGAGACCGGGGCGATCCACGCGTCGGTGCCATCGCTCACCCCGACGATCTCGAACTCGCCAGGCAGCATGCGAAGCTCGACCTGTCGGTTGCGGTGAGGGTCGAACGCGTTGGCCAGCAGAAGGCAGCCAGCGAAATGACTCTGGAAATAGTGGTTGTACTTGCTCATGGGGGATCCTGCGGGTTGTCAGCGATGGCATCAGTCCATCGGATTGCTTGCTTGGGGCTCATCTCGCCTGCATCTTTGAGGCCATAGGGCACTCGGGTGATCCTCAGATCACGAATGAATGCCAGCTCTTGACGCATCCTCATGCTATCAACAAGCCCTAGGCCAGAAGCCATGTCCATCATGACGAACTTGTAGTCGAACTGGTCCTCTGCCTCCTCTAGCATGTAGGCTTGCTCATCGCTGACCGAGTTGGTCGACAGGGCTACGGCGCGCACGCCTACCTCGGCCCCGTAGTGGTCTATCTTGAGTGCATCTAGTGGGCCCTCGACGATGATCAAGACCCGCCCGCCGAGGGCGATGCAGTCGTAGTTGAACAGGGTCTCTTTGGGAGGCACTAGGCACTCATCACGTGAAAGATCGCGGTAGCGGATCGTCGACCGGGCGATGGCCCGACCAGTCCAGGCCACGAGGTCTCGGTCTATCTCGTAGGGCAGAATCACACGATCACGCCAATCACCGGTAGAAGCGAAGCGGAGTCCGTGGGTTTCGGCAAGGTCTTCAGGGAAGGCAAAGCCCCGCCCATCCAGGTAGTCGAGGTGGCGCCTCGCTCGACGGCCCAGGAGGGGCTCAAATTCGCGCGGAAAGGCCAGGAAACGGCTGACCTGATGGGTTTGCCCCTCTTCGGTCTTTTGACGGCCCAGAACGCGAGCAGCCAGGGCCGTGAAGCCGTCAGGGTCGACGAAGTCTTCACCCAGGCCGGCTATCTCTCGCGCCTTCCAATAGGGCACGTGAAGCAAGGCCATGAGCAGACGCAGAGGGCTCTTGCCCGAGTGGGCACGGCGGTTGCGCCAGCAGGAATACCAGCCGGTGTCGAGGTTCAGGCCCATGTGTTGTGAAGGGTCGGCCGATCCGCAGAACGGGCAGCGGATGTTGACCTCCCCTCGCTTGACATTGGCCCCTCGCTCAATGAAGGGGATGCGGTGCTCGTCTAGCAAGCCCCGCCAGTCAAGGGGCCGCATGATCAACGCATCCTTGGGGCGCGCTTTGCGGGGGCTCGACGGCCCTTCTCCGTTCGGGTCAGCCCGTTGGGACTCTTTTTCCTGATGATCTTGCGATCATCCGAAGCCGGCGTGGCCCAGAACCACAGCTCGTTGCCGTTGACGATCATGCAGTCAATGCAGCTGTGGTTCTTCAGGTGGGCCAGGGCAGGCCGGATGCGGTTCATTGGGATGGCCGTTGCCGCGTGAATCATCATGCGGTTTGCAAAGTCATCCAACGCAGTTAGGTAGGCCAGCACCACCGATACATCAGTGGGCCGTGTGGTTTCGTAGGGCATCTTGATCTCTTTCTAGGGTTTCGAGGCCCATTATACAAGGCCTCTGGCTAGATTGTATACTAATTACACTCAGCTACCCAAAAACCAATTTTTGCGGTCCTTTGAGCTGGCCCCAACCACCGATGAGTAGAGGTCCTTACCTTCCGCCAATAGGGTGAGGATGCCGCCGTCAACCGACCTTTTCAAAGCCAGGTCGTATATAAAGACCCGGTTGGTTTGGCCAGGGCGGTGGATGCGCTTCTCTGTCTGCTTCCTGGTGATAACCGGGGTGGGACTCTCGTAGAAGACCATGTAGCGGGCCACCTTCTGCAAGCCGTCGTTGCCGGTGCCGCCAGCCTCGGAGTTCATGACGAAGACCCGGCAGCCTGGGTCAGACATGAAGCGAAGGCGCGAGGCCGGCTTGTCCTTGGTGCCGCCGTAAAACCACTCGTGATCAATCTTCAGATGGGTCAACCGGTCGCAGATCAGCCGGCCCGTATCGGTGTAGTCATAGCACACCACGATCTTGGAGTCACCCATCTCGTCGATGAGCCGCTCCAGGGCGTCGAGCTTGGGGTTCTGTTTGAACATCAGCGAGTGATCCCCGTAGTCATCCTTCCACTTGAGGTAGCCGGAGGTGATCTGCCGCATGCGAAGCCATGGAGCTTCCAGGGCCCTAGAGTCGCCGCCTGAGTTGATCACTCCTTCCACCGCCCGCAGGTAGTGCTCCTTCTGCTCGGCGCCCATGTCGAGGTTGATGCGGCGGTAGACGCGGGCTGGCAGGTCGTTGACCTCGCTCTCGTCGTATCGCAGCGACCGGTTCTGAAGCATCTTGTTGAGCAGGCGAGTCATGCGGACGTTGTACGAGTAGACCTGGCCCTTCCATGGGCTCATCTTGGCGGTGAAGAACGTGCGCCGGAACAGACCCAGGTTCTCGCCGAACGTCTCGCCCTGATCGACTAGGTAGAACTGAGCCCAGATGTCTTCGACATCTCTACCAAACAGGGTTCCCGTGGCGGCGTAGACACGATCGGCGCTCTTGGTCAGCTGGTGCACGATCCCGAACCACAGGTTCTGGTGGTTCTTCAGCTTGTGGCTCTCGTCGATGGCAACGAAGTTGTAGAGCTTCTGCGCCATCTTCACCAGCTTGTCATTGCGAACCATGCTGACGCCCTTCTTGCCTTTCTTCTTGTCGCAGAGGGCCCAGTGGAGACCTTGGTAGTCTATCAACGAGACATCGCCACGAGGTGATAGCAGGGCCTCGCGCTTGGCTTCTATGTCTGACATCGAGATGGCCCATGGTTCAAGGTCTGAGTGCCTGTCCATGTCTTCGGTCCACGAGTCGATGTTGATCAGCCTAGGAACGGTCACGAGGGCCCTACGCAGGGTCTTCTCACGCTGGGTTTGGGTGATGAGGTCAAGCAGGATCTTCGACTTGCCTAGC